CGGATGGTGCTTCGTTGAAAGCATCCAAGGCCCAAATTGAAGCAAAAACTAATAATGGCGTCAAATTCGTGTTGTCTAAGGCGCACCTTAGGTAACATTTTAAGTACTCCCAACTCGAAGCGATTGAGGTCTCGTTTAAGAATTCCATCTACTTCAGCCTGTGTAAAAGTTTTGTTCCACTCTCTAGGCAAAGACTTACCATCACCGATAAGATGACCAACACCCACAGTCCACAAACCAGCAGGGCAAGTATAAGGCTTGTACCTAACACCCTCATGATGTTTAAGAAGTTGTATGCAAACATTAGATGCCTTCACGTTTCTTTTCCCATGTGCGAGAACCAAAGTAAAAGCCAATAATAGACGCAGTAATAGCCATTTCTTCAGAACCAAATACTTCTTGAGATGCTACAACAAAGTCTACACCTGACCACATAGCCCAAAATAATGAGATAAGGTTAATAAGAACTAGCTCACCTACAAAGATAAAAGCTACTACAGGTCTTACCATAGCGTTCCAGTTCTTAACTGTTTTGCTTGCACCATCTACAAGTTTCTTGTCATGGTCATATAATGCTACACGTTCTTCTGCGTATGTTTGTGTTTCTATTTGGTCAAGTTTAATTGCTTCAATTTTTTCTTGAGATACGAAACCAGCTTTTGCAAGTTCAAGTTCACGTTCTGTTTGAAGTTTAGCCATTTCTCGTTCATGTTTTTGGTCACCTTTTTGTTGAAAGAATGATAGTAAACTAGGAAGCCCACTTGTAGCAAAACCTAGTATTCCAGATAATATAGATAACATTATTTATATCCTTTAGTTTTTTCATGCTCTTCTAAAAGTCTTACACGAATATTTATTTCAGCAATTTGCAATTTAAGCTCTTCTTTAAGTCTAGCTCTTTGTTCTGCTGATATTGGACTGTCAGTTGGTACACCTTGTTCTGTAATAAGAATAGGCATTTTAGATTTGATATTAATAAGGTCAGCTTGAATAGATGACATAGATGTAAGTAACCAAGCAATAGCAGATACTATTACAGGGAAAAGCATATTTGTTATTTTTTCCATATTCATTACAACTCCTTTGGGTCAAAGCCATACATCTTGGCTACACGTTTTTGTAGTTTTAAAAATAAACCTTTATGACTAGCATACTGTTCTGTTTTAGGTGAGTCTATATATACGCACATGTGAATAAGTTCATGGCATAGAGTCATTAAGACAGGATATAGATGAGAATGGCGTGCAGTAGATATAGTAATAACATGAGGCTCACCTTGTTCTGGTGGTTCATATTGTCCACATATAGTATCGTCATGCACTATTACGAAGTCTACTTTACTTACAGGCGGGAGACGATACTCGTCAAATATTGGCATGTCTATCAGAGCTAAATATAGGTTTGCTATGTTGTGCTCTGTAATGAATGTCATTTTGATATCTGAGTCAATAAAAATACAATAACAAAACCTGCTGTTCCTAATAAAATTTGTTCTAAGCGTTTGAGTCTTGCGTTTATTTGCTCATAACGTAACGCACATAATTCTTCATGCGTAGTTAAACGTGATTCTACGTCTGTCTTGACCATTACTGTTCCTTTATTGTGAGAGAAGACCAGGATACTGGTTATTTAATTCAAATTGTTGCTCTATAAGTTGTCTTGCTAAAGTATTTCTAGCACTATTATCTAAAAACATACCTAAACCTTGATTTTGTTTTTTGTATAGTTCTAATGCTGCTTTACCTTTAATTTTAGGGGAGTCTAATAATGATTGACCAAAACCAACCAATGCACCAGGGATACCACCTAAAGCTCCACCAGCACCAGTTTTTGCAGTAGCACCAAGACCCATTAAATCTCTATTTTCAATACGACCTACAGCTCTTTGAAGATTAGGTTGCAGTTCTCTTAAAGCACCATATTGTGTATTAATATCTTTAAGTTCTGGCATAAATCCTTCTAGTGACTGTCTAGCTGAACCTGCCATAGCTCTATATGCTTCTTCTTTTGCAAGGGATGGTTTTTCAGGTGCTCTACCAAAATCAATTCGTTTATAAGCATCTGCTTTAAAGTCTTGAAGTTGTTGTGGAGTTACAGAGGTAATTTTATTTTGTTTTAAATATGTTTTAAACTGCTTTTCAATATTATTAATTTCTTTTATATCTTGAGCAGCTTCAATTTTAAAACCACCTGATTGTTTCTTAACATCTTTAAGACTTTCCAATACTTTTGTAGCTGGAATTTTAATGTTTTTATCTGTAGCATTAGTAATCAAAGTATCCATTTTATCGCCAAGGTCAGTAAGTTTAGATTGAACCATACCTAATCCTTCATAACTTAAAGGTATTTGATTTTTAAGTGCAGTTTCAGTAATTCTAGTTCTTTCTGCTGGTGATAAAGTAGTAGAAAATTTAGCTGCACTTTCATATAATACAGGAGCTACGCTAGTAGGAATTACTTTTGATGCACCATACATAGTAGTATTAGCTGCTAAGTTTAATGGGTCAATTGCTGTTCCAACTTTAGCAACCTTTTCTAATGCAGGAGCTGCTTTAGCACCAACTTTAGATAATGATGCAACTTTAGCTGCACCAGAAGCGCCACCTGTAACAAACATAGATATATCACTTAAAATGCTTGCTGGATTGTTTTGCAATTCTTGTAAAAAAGCATCTTTACTACCATATTTATTAGCATAATAATCACTTAAAGCATCTGCATATTTTTCATGCGACTGAACACCATCTGTAGCTTTTTCTGCTATACCTAATGCTAAATTACCAATACCTTTTAATGTTTGAATTGGTTGTGTAATTGCACCAATTACATTTTTGCCTTCTTCAACAATACTTCCAGGAAGATTTTTTAATGCTTCTTTTCCTGAAAACTGAAACTTAGATGCTTCTTGTTGTTTAGCAGCTTGGTATGCTTGGGCAATAGTTTCAAACTCAGGTGTTCCTTGTTTGTCTTGATTTTTAATAATCCATTGTGCGTAATCTGAAGCTGAACTAGCCATCATATATCCTTATTGAGGTTTATTTTCTATTTAAAATTTGGTCTGCTTGATTAAATATTGCTTGATTTGGGTTGTTAGCACCACCTCTATTTTGTGGATTACCTGTAAGTTCATCAACTCTTTTCTTAATGTCATTGCTAACTGCTAAACCAAGTGAATTATCATAAGCAGCAAGACCTTCATAACTAAACGTACCTGCTTGATATTGTTTTCTAGCCCAATCAGAAAGTTTAGCATTACGAGTTGCATTAGCTTCTGCAATTTTAACCATAATGTCTCTACCTTCTTTAGAAGTTGCAAGACTTGGGAATGTAGAACGGTAAGCACCAAATTCTAAGTCAGATGTAGAACCGCTACCAGGTGTTCTAATTTCAGTAGCAGATTTAGTAGCAATAGCTTGAACAGCTTGATTAACATTAGCTGTTGGAGTATCAATACCTAAAAAGTTTTGTAAGTCAGCAGTTAATTTAATTGCACCACTACCTTGTTGATTACCAATTAATGAGTTAATAGTTCTTGTATTATTTGCAATGCTTCTAGCAGAATTAGTACTTGCAACTAACCCTTCTATTGTGCCTTTATCAACATCAAGAATAGCTTTGTTAGTAGCATTATTAATGATATTTTGTGGTCGTGATAAAAGTCTTAATTTTTCCTGACGTGCAAAATATTCTGGGTTTTGTAAACCAAATTGAAACTCACGAACTTCATTAGGAATAGCTTTTAGATAGTCTAATTGTGCGTCTCTTTGTTCTTTTTGAATTTTAAGTTTATTCATTTCATTTTCTGTAGCTGAACTATAAACACCTTGTGCGCCTTGCATACCACCTAAATATGATTTGCCTAAGATAGCACCAAGACCAATATTTTGATTTTTAGGTTGTGCTAAATATGTTGCCCCTGCACCTAAAATACCAGATAATAAAGATTGATTTTTTAATTTATCTTGTTGTTCTTGAGTTAATAAACCACCCAAATATTCAGGTGCTTTAGCACCAAAAATATTCATACCTGCGAATGGACTTGTGTTTGTGTCAAATAATGCCATGTTATCTTCCCCTAAATCCTGCTGTTTGCATTTGTTGTTGTAGTCTTAAAAGTTCTTCTTCTGTTAAAGGCATGCGTGTCATTAAGTTTGGCATACCTACATCATTACCTTGTTGCATACCTACATTAGGTCCTACATTAAATAATGGAGATGATACTGCTTCAGGATTGCCTCTTATAACAGGTCTTGTTTCTGGTTGTATCATTTGTTGTGGTTGATTTGGGAAGCCAGTATCTATGCCTATTTTGCCTAAATTAATTTTATCCATAGTTGTTAAATTACCTAATCCAAGACTATCAAAAAATGAAGGAGAAACTGTTTGCCCAGCATTATTTGCTATTTGTTGTGCCATTAATGGATTATTAGTAAACGCTTCAGTAGAGAATGGTGCTCCTACACTTGTTCCAGTATCTAAATTACGAAATCCAGAAGGTTCAAATCCACGAAAAGCACTATTTGCAATAGCTTCTGGGCTAGTTACATCTGCAAGGTTTTGTTTAGGAATTGTATACCCTAATATCTCGTCAAGTGATTGTCCTGGTAATGTACCCATACCACCTATAGCTTGACCACCTATGCCTGAAGCATATCCACCTGTTCCCATGCTTACAGGAGTTGTTTCTATGCCTCTTATACTAGAAAGAAAGTTACCTAATCCGCCTGTAGCACCTGCAGCACCACTACCTAAACCAAGACCGCCAGCAGTAGAAAGATTTGCACCACCAATAAGACCTGCACCAGCTCCAGTCCCAGCAGTTCCAGCAGCAGCACCAGCTCCTCCTGCAGCTCCAGCACCCATTAAACCTGCACCACCAGCACCAAGACCTGCACCTAGTAAAGCTGCTTTAAATGGGTTTTTTCCTGTAGCAATACCACCCGCAGCACCTACACCTGCACCTATCATTGCAGGAACTAATAGTTGTCCCATGTTATACCTTTCCTACTACGTAGCAAATTGGTTCAATAATTGCACGATAAATCATGCCATAAGTATCACGTTTTTTACTTCTTTTTTGTTTCCAGATATCAGCAGTACGGTGTCTTGCGATATGCTCTAAAACACCCCTTAAAATGCGTTGTAGGGCATTCTTTTCGCCTGCTTTGTAAGCATAGTTTACTAATGGTAAGAATAATCTATGGTAACCTTTTTCGTATGCTGGGTCTAAGTCTTTAGACTGAGCTAACCAAATAGCGTTACGGAAGCTACCAAAGCCATATTCTTTATTCATAGCTGTACATACAATCTTGCCACCACCTGATTGAGTCGTTGTAGATACTTGACCCATAGGAGCACCATAAGCTGCACCAAGGTAAGCAGATAGTTTTTGATATGGTTTGTTTTGTTCAAAGTTAAAGCGGTCAATATCAGCTTGTAATGCAGTTTTTTGATAGTCTTCAGCAGTTTTACCTACGTTAGCTAATTGTGAAATATCTGCATAGTCAGCTTGTGCTAATCCAGGAGCATTCATAACTGCTTGGTTTTGCATACCACGTTCACCAGCATAGTTTTGATAAGCTAGGTTACCGTATGTATTAGCAAGTGTTGTAGCTAGTGTGTTAGCTGCTCTGTTTTGAATATCAGCAGATACACCTGAGCCATAACGACCAGCCATAGATGCTGTGCCTTGTGCTTGCTTAATAGCGTCATTATATGCTTGTGTAGCTTGTTGTGTAGGACCTGCAAGTGCTTGTTGGAAGTATGGGTTACCAGCAGATAAGTAATCGCCTTGAATAGAACGTAATTGTTGTTGTTGAGCTGCAGGAACTAATGGACTACCAGCTAATGCTCTTTGTCCAGCTAAACCTAATGCTTGAGTAGTTTGTGAGGATGGTCCAACATAAGTTTGACCACCATAGTATTGTGGTGTATCTGTTTGGTAAAGACCTTTAGCTTCCTCAAGACCGTATTTAACAAATGGTTGTACAGTAGGGTCTAATTGTTGTTTAGTTTCAGATGTGCCACCACCACCAGAACCACCACCACCGTAAAATGTAAATGACTCAACTAAACCTGTAAGCCAATTAGATAAATTCAATAATTTCATATTTCTTTCCTTAAAGTATAAATTCCCATGTTTGAGGTGTAAAACCCATTAGCCTTGCTCTACGTTCCCACCCTTTTCTTTGTGAAGAGAATGTAACTTTAGACTTACCGCCTTGTTTTGCTATTGCTTGTATTTCTTGAAATGCTTGTTGAAAGAGTGTTATATCGTTAATTGTTGACCATGAAGCCCATACATGAAGTGTGTCACCTATAGGTTGAAGTACTACAAAACCTACTGCTTTGTTATCTATCATGCCTACAAATAACATAGACCTGTTTTCATAACAGTCGCAATAGACATCTTCTACTATCCATTGTGTATGACCACGTTGTCTTACTAACTCAAGACCATGTTTAACATAATCCCAATGTGAACGTAACTGGTCTTTAGGTATGTAATGTAAAATCATCCTACTATTATATAACGATATACCTTATTCGTGCCTGTATTTGCAGGGTGACTGATAGTAGCTTCACCTTTTGACTGTGCGCTAATGTAAGGTTCTGTAAATAAGTTAGTTGTAAATGAATTAGCACTTAAATACTGAATAGTTACAATGGCACTTGGTGTTGCAGGTCTAGTAGGTGTTGTTTGTGCTGCTAAATGTTCTACTGTTACCAATGTAGAACTTGTAGCCCAAGCTAAACTTACATAATCATTTTTAGCAAGTTCTATGTTAAAGTTTAATGCTGCAATAAGATGACCATAAATACTTGCACTTTTACGAGCTGGAACAGTAAATTTACTGTTAGAACCTGCAACATCTGAATTATTCTTTCTAAACCATATATCTATGTCATGTTGAGCATTATCAGTATTAACAAATTGAATACTAAACTGAACATTATAAAGACCAGAATAGTCTACTTTTACTTTGTATCCATCTACTAAACTTGTGCCTAAAGAATAGTCTGTAGTGTTAAGTGTAATGTTTGCTGTAGCTGTTGTAGTGGCTATGCTTTGGTCAGTCGTATCTTGAAATGCACCGTATGGGAAGTATGTACTAGCTGACGTTTGTGTTTTAGGTTCTAGTCCAATATAAGAGTTATAACCTATACGTTCATCATAGATAGTTGTAGATGAAGCACCACCTGCTACTAAAGTAATATCACCTGTGTTGTTAGACTTACCTTCTACAAGGTTGTTCACAATTTCAGCTACACTTCTAGCATCTCCACCTGTCCAAGGTAGTTTACGGTACATATCACGAGCCATTATCTCGTTCCTTGTTCAGAGTAATCTATATCCATGCCAATTGCAGAGAACCAGTTAGCACCGGTAGGTGTAAGGCTAACTCTATGATAACGACCTGCACTTCTTACAGAACATCTATCTTCTTGACTTGCTATAACAGATGAACCGTATGTAATAGTATCGTCTAACATACGTCTAGAAGCCACAGAAACGCTTGCAGAGCCATTATCTACAGAAGGTCTAATAAGAGTAACTACTGAGTTATAACCGTATTCTAGGTCGTTTGTCGTGATAGTTGCTGTAGCATTAGTTCCTGTAAATGTGATAATTCTAGTATCACGAACACCACCAAATAGAAATTTACCGCCTGCATACAATCTATCATCTAGTGTAGTTACAAGACTATCTACAGTCTTTAATGCTGCTGCACTTGCTGCCATATCTATAGCAACACCTGTACCTGAGCCTACACCTGTAGCTGTAAATAATACGCCTACAGTATTAGCTACTGCACCTATAAGTGTGTAGTTTGTTGTACCTACACTTCTAATTGTGTATGATTTACCTACTACAAAAGAACCTGCTGTTATGTTATAAGCAGAGTCTATACCATCTAAAGTTGTACCTGTAGTGGCTAGAGTAGATAAAACATTTACGTCTGTATCTGCTTCACACCATTTTTGTGTTTCAAAGTTATAGATAAGTAAAGCTCTGTTACCTGAAACTGTTGTGTAGTTCCAAATAACTAAGTTACGTTCTGGGTCTATCGCTGCTGATATAGAATCAATATCACCTATGTTAGCATTAGAGTAAAAGTATCTATCTACTTTTTCTGATCCAATACCTACAACTTGCTGTCCGTTACATGAGTAGAAACCATCGTCTGATAAGAAGTATGTTACACCGCCATATTGTGCTATAGATCCACCTTCTACACATCCTACGTTACGAGAGATAGTGTCAAATTGGAAGAATAATGGTGAGCCAATATATGACATACGCACAATGGCTTTTTCTAGGAATACAATACCAAACTCGCCACCTGTGATACCTGTAATATCACCACCGTCAGGAAGTTCTTGATAGTCACTTTGTGATGCACCGCCTGCTGTCCAATCTGTAGGGTCATTAATATCTGACCAGTTTACTCGTGATGGGTATGTACCAGCACCTATATTAGCACCTACTACAAAGTCACGAACTACTGTAATGTATTTAGCTACTGGAGCTGCGGCTGCTAAATCTGCAAAGTCTGTAGATGAGTTTACATCATAATATTGTATTTTTTCAGAGCCATTAGAAGCTAATGCATAGTTACCAAATTGAGCAAATTGCCATCTATTGATACCTGTATATCCACCAGCTTTAGATACATCTTCCATAGTTAAGTCTGTAGAAGATACTTTAAATAGTTTAGTAGCACCGCCTGCAAATACAGATACGTCTGCATTTACTTTAGCTGCAAAACAGTTAGTAAGAGCTTCTGTAGCTGCACCTGAATAATTTACTGCTGACTTAAATGCACCATATCCTACAGCTAAAGGAATGACGTTATTAGCTTCAGATACTGCGTCTAGAATGCTAGGTTGGTCAGGTAACCAGTCTTTAAATTGTATGCGTTGCGTTGTCATACTTTATCTTCCCAATCTTTAATTTTATCTATCCATTCATAAAACATTCTGGAGTCAAATACATCATATCTTGTATAACAATTATTATTTTCAGAAAACAAATGTGTTTGTGGGTATCCTGCAGGCTTATAAATAAGATCATCTGAATCTGCATTTAATACAACGAATGGTATAGTAGAATTATTAAATATATTAACAATTGATTCACAAGCTCTGCAACTTAAAGTGGTCATAATAACTCCTCTTAATTTGTCTTTGTGAGCTTTTATAAATTCAACTGATTCTTTATAATTTACCATACAATAGCTACAGAACCTGCAGAGCCATCACCACCATATCCGCCAGATAAAGTAGCACCTTGACCAGCACCACCTGCTACACCTGTAGCACCTTGATTACCACTACCTGAATTACCGCCGCCGCCACCTGTGCCAAAATTACCTCCGTAACTTGCACCAGAATCACCACCAGAGCCACCGCCAGCTACAATTGTTCCACCTGAATATACATAAGCACTAGAGCCTCCACCACCTCCAGCCCAACCTGCTGTAGAATTAAATGAGTTTGGGCAACTACTTCCACTACCTGCGGCACCATTAGCGTATCCAGCACCTCCTTGACCTTTTCTAAATGATATATCAGCATCATTAGCAGACCATGTTGCACCATTGCTTCCGCAGTTTGGTATACCAGACCTACCACCTTGACCACCTGCACCTACTGTAATAGTAAGTGTTTCAGAGGGTGTAACAGTAACAGTTCTTATGTCTTTGTAAGAAGTTCCACCTGATGAGCCATTTCCAGTAGCACCGCCTCCACCACCGCCTGAAGCACCAGTCATCGTAATTGTAAGAGAAAAAACGTCTAAAGGAACAGTAAATGAACCACTAGATGTAAATGTTTGGCTACCTGCTGCATATAATGAGCCGTTAAATCCAAAACCTTTAGCTCCCATACCACCTGTTCGTTGTAATAAAGGCATTTATTATCCTACTTAAATTGAACTCGTGCAGCAAATACTGTAAATGCTGCTGAACCTGTTTTTACAATAACGTATGAATATGATTCTACGCTATTAATATTACCTGATGTAGGTGCTACACCACCTTGATATTTAGGTGTAACAGTTGTGCCATCTACTTGAACTACGTTATTGTAATAAGCTGTTCCACCTTGTGTTACTAAAAATACTACTGTAATAGCTTCACCTACAGCCATAGCAGTATTTAAACTTGTACCAGATGATCCTCTAAAATTTACAGTCCAATTAGCTGAAGCGTTACTTGTATAGTAAAGAACAGATTGTGTAGTTACATCATAATTAATAGTGCCTGTTGCTGCTGTTGCTGATAATGTTATAGCTTCTAAACCATTAATAAATTTAGATGAGATAACACTAGATGTTCCTGTAAATGTTTGTTTAGCAGTAAAATTAGTTGCTACATCATCAAATACAGTATTGGCATCATAAGCCTGTACATTTGTGCCAATAACTAAACCTAAAGCAGTTCTAGCTGCAGAAGCAGTAGTAGAACCTGTACCACCTGCTGTTAGAGGAATAGTATCTCCAGAAGTTCCTGCTTGTAGGTCTTTAATTTGTGCCATTAAAGAACGAATAGCATTATTTACGTTAGCAGGTGAACATCCTTCAGCAATATTAATATTACTAATATCTGTATTGTCGGCTGGGGTTGCTGAATATTCACTAATTTTATTCTTTGCCATCTTTTATCCTTGTCGTAACCAAATGTCTGTACTTGGAGATATATCAGTCCAAGTTTCTGTTCCTGCTGTTATTGTTGTCCATGTTTCTGCACCTGGAGTAACTGGTGTCCATCCTTCACCTTGTATTGTGCCTTTTGCTGTAACTGTTCCTATTCCTTCTACATAAGCAAAACCTGCCCATGTTGCATTAGGGCTTGCAGTAACTGTAGCAAAAGCATCTATTTGTGCATTAGCTGAATTTATTAAACCACCTAAAGCTGATACTGTTGCAATACATGTAATAGAACCACTATTTAACCTAATAACATTGTAATTAATTTCTACTTGTGCATTAGATGTAATAACAGCATTACCACTTAAAATGCTATTTGCATTAGCAGTTACAGTTGCTGTTGCATCAACAAAAGCAGTAGAATAAACATACTTATATCCTGAAGAACTAAAAGGAGCTTCTGAAAATGCGTACATTCCAAACATTTATTACTCCTTAAATATTTCTACCCAATTCAATATATCTTCATTCCATATGTATGCTTTGCCATCATTTGGTGCTGATATTGGAGCTTCCCATGTATATGTTTTTTCATTAAGTACCCAACTTGGGTAAGTTTTTGCTGGAATAAATACATCTTTTTCTTTATTATAAGTTGATCCAATACTAGCAAAATTAACTCTAAAATTTCTATTATATGAAGTTTGAACCCAATTAGTATCTGCACCTAAAAGTGACTTACAAAAGTCGGTACCTTTTTGTTCTTGTTCTACTCCGTTTTCATCTACCAACTCTGTGTTGTTGACTACAATAACTTGTAAAACTTTATTGTCATTGTCTAATTGTGCAAAATGTGCCATTTATTTTCCTATGCTGTATATGAACCTGAACCAGTAAATTGTAAAATTGTATTACTTCCACTTGTTGTAATTGTAGGTGAGCCTGTTGTAGTTCCTGAATAGTCTGCTGTAGGTACAGATAATATTACTATGCCTGAACCTCCTCCACCAGAATAAAATTCGTCAATTGTAGGGTTTGAAGACGAAATACCTCCACCACCACCGCCTGTATTAGCCGTACCTGATGTAGCATTAGCTACAAATGAACCAGCTCCACCTCCGCCTGCACCTCCAGAACCTGCAGGAGAAGCTCCACCGCCACCGCCACCACCTGCTCTTGTTACAGATGAGCCTGTAATAGAAGAAGCCGTACCAGCACCACCATCACCACCTTTATTGACTCCGGTATTTGTAGGAGTTACACCAACAGCACCAGCTCCACCGCCACCACCTGCCATACCCGGACTATTAGAACCATTACCACCAGCATTACCTTGTCCAGAAGTACCTGCAGCACCTATGCCACCTGTGCCAGGCTGTGAACCTGAACCACCGCCTGAACCACCAGTATTAGCGTCTGATAAACCACCGCCACCGCCACCTATTGCTGTTAAACCTAAAGCTGTTGAATTACTACCACTATTTTTTGTATTAATATTAACCGTTTGGTTAGTAGAAGCTCCACCTGCTCCTACAACTACTTGATAAACAATGCTTTTATATATTGTTGTTGAGCCAGATAAATAACCTCCAGCACCACCGCCACCTAAGTTTTGGTATAAACCTCCGCCTCCACCTGCACCACCACCTGCCACTAATAAATAAGATATAGAAACAGGTTTTCGGTATCCAGATAAAAAAGAATTAATTGCAGCAAACATTATGGAGTATAACCTTGTGAATATGAACCATACCAATTAGTACCGTCTGCCACAAAAGTAAGAATATCCATTTTACCAACGGTTGCTGTTATCGTAGGCGCACCTGATGCTGGATACTTTACACCTGTAAATGTTGCTGTAGTTGCTGTACCAGATGCAGGTTGTTTAAGTAATAGTATAAATGATTTACCTGCTGTTGCTGTTGGCATTGTAAATGTACAAGCTGTTGCTGAAGTAAGTGTTGCTGTAATTACTGTACCATTGGTTAATGATAATGTTGCACTTGCTCCAACTGTTCCTGTTGCTACTACACTTTCAACATAATTAGTTACGGTTGGGTTAGTTAATGTTTTGTTAGTAAGTGTTTGTGTTGCATCAGTACCAACCATTGTTGTGGTTGCATCTGGAAGTGTTATAGTTCTACTTGCAGTAAGAGTAGTTGGAGTTAAAGTTGCTGCGTATGAAGATGTACCTCCTGCACGACCAGCTATAATTACTGCATCTTGTGTAGCTGCTGGTGATGCTTCTATAGAACCAATAACATCTAATTTAACATTAGGTGCTGTTGTTCCAATTCCTACATTACCAGCAGAGTCTATACGCATGCGTTCTGAACGAGATGCAGCACCATCTGATGTAGTTTCAAATTTTAAATATGAGCCTTGTGCAGTACCAGCAGTCCATGCTTGGCTAGAAAACCCTTGTATGCCAGCAGCATTATATGCACCATTAACTCCACCCCTAGAACCAAATAAATAAAATCCTAATCTCTGATCTGCTGCTGTTGGAGTGCCGTCTGTATACGATATAATACCTGCACCAGCACCTGCAGAAGGTGTCTCTGTATTTATAGCATGAAATACAGAAGATGATGCTCCACTAGCAGTCAAAACTGCGGTTGGACTTATAGTACCAATACCTAATCTGTTATTAGTATCATCCCAAAAGAAGTTAGCATTGTCTTGTGTATATGTTCCTGAAGCACCTGCAAATACAACTGAACCTGTAGTGAACGCTGTAGATGTTCCTGTACCACCATTAGCAATGGGAAGTGTGCCTGTTACACCTGTAGTAAGCGGTAGTCCTGTAGCATTAGTAAGCGTTGTTGTAGCTGCAACTGTACCTAAACCAATAGCATTACCAGAAGCATCTGTATAAATTGCTTTTCCTGCTGGATAAGTTACAAATACATCTTTTGTGCCTGCAGTAAAATCAACAGCAGCACCAGCATTAGATGAGGCTAATATAGTTGTTCTAGCTAATGTGCCAGCACCTACTGTACCTAAACCTACTTCAAATTCTGCACCGTTTACAATGGTATAGTATGTTGTATTTGTGTTACCAATAGCACTAGAGAATGTTTGGAAGCCAGTAACAGCACCTGCAAGCGTAAATGTACCTGTGCCTGTAGTGGTACTGGTTTCTCGTACCCTATCTTTAACTACGAGAGCCATGAGTTATCCTTAAGCTAATGTTACTGAAAGATTACCAGTAGTAATTTTAAATATATCACCTGTACTAATTGTTTTTGCTGTATCTAATGCTGTATGGTAAAGTAAATTTCCTGATGATAAAGCATCATTAATACCAATCCAACCTACTGTTCCCCATGAGGATGTACAAGTTGGGAATGTAACGTCAGCAGAGTTAGTAGTTACACCATTAGAAGGTGCAGCAAATGTAACTGCTGTTCTAGCGTATGAACCACCAGATACTTCTGTGCCACTTCCAGCGTCTGTAGGGTCAGTTGTCCATAATGATACATAAACTGTTGCTACGGATGTATATGTTGTATTACGTAGAGTTGCATTAATAAGTGCGTTCTCTAAAAAATTACTAATTTCTGCCATGATTGTTTCCTTATCTTGGTGTTACGTTTAGTGTTGTGTATGCGTATGTTTGACCTAAGTCACTTGTTTTAATATTAGCAATTGCTCTATCATATAATGCTGACCATGTTGCTACTCTAGGGTCATTCATTAAATAAGGTTCTGCTTCTGCTAGAGTTGCGTAAAGTAAAGCATCTGGATAATATGCTAAAAACAAGTTACTAGAAGTTGTAGTAGAGATAAATGTAGGTTGAGCATAGTATAAAATTTGAATTGTGTAATCAGAGTTTTGACTAGGTGCAAATTGGAACTCTGTGCCTAACATTGTAAAGTAATGTGAACGACCTGATAATGATGTTTGACCATTACGGAAGAACAAGTCAGGTGATTGATACTCTAAGATAATAGGTGGATTACCTTGAAAGTGCATCTCTCTTAACTCTAAGAAGTCACTAGGAAACGCTACCTTGTTATCAGAAGGTGTAGTAGTTGCAACCTTTAACATAGCTTCTGTTCTTAAATCACGAGTCATTCTTAACTGTGCCATCTGAATAAAGTCAGGTATGACAGTTGTCAAGTCTGTGCGTGCTAAGTAGCTTTCTACTGTAGAAACAAAGCTAGTATAGTTAGTAAATGCCATCTAATTGTCCTTTTAGTCTATCCCAGCACTTGTCCATCTCATCTTTATGCCATTCACTAGCAGCTAATGAGCTTGACCATGCTGTTCTGTCAAAATATGTTAAGTTTTCTATGTCTTTTATGTTATTGGATACAGGGTTTGCAGGGCTATAAGGTGAACCTATGACAGGGACACCACGAATAAGTGCTTCTACATCTGCGACACTACCAAAACTCACAATGACATGAGCTTTTTCTAATGTTTGTTTAAAGTCACCTTCGCCTTTACGCTTAATGACAATCTTTCTCTCTGTATGTTTTCTAATTTCTTCTATTGTTGTATCTAACCAAAGAGAAGCATTGTAAATATAGGCTATCTTTTCTGGTGGAGGTAACACAACTACGTTTTCACCACTACGATACTCGTGAACTTTAGGTGTTTCTCTATCTGATACACGCCAATCTGTGCAATGGTAGTTATTCACACAGAATCTAGCCCATTCTAAGTCAGATGACCTGTGAAAGTAGCCATGATCTATCAGAATATAGGGTATGTTTTGTTCTCTACAGGCTATTTGTATTTTATCTGCGCCATGTAAATTACCTACTATGACTGGAATAGACTTGTTATCCCATTGTCTTGTTAAAATGCCCTTACAATGCTTTTGCAAGCGTTTTAAGACGTTATCTCTGCGTTCTATGCCACTCAGTATTAACTGCATCTAAAACCTGTTCTACGGTGATTGCTTTGCTTTTTAAAAGGCAATGTTGACATACGCTATCATAAGTCCCACATGGCTCTGAACCGTCATGTATATTTCTATGGGTGTCATATCCTAAGTGCCTCGGTGAAGTAAAACCTGTCCATATCACTACGGAAGGTATGCCTAAAGCTGCTGCTGCATGATGTAAACCACCATCTGTGCCTACGAATAACTTTGCTTTGCTTAATACTTGTAATGCGTCTCTAAAGGTTGCTGTTTCTTTCCACTTTGTTTTCTTGTCAGTAGTAACATCACCTAACTGTAGCCATGGTAAGTCATGTTTAAATAACTCTTCCCAACCATGCCATGCTTTATTAACTGTGTGTGCATAGACTCTTTTAACATTAGGCTCTACTACTATGTAGTCACCATCTATCTTATCTATGACTTTTTGTTCTTCGTGATTAAAGTATATCTCGCCTACTCTAGGCTTATAGTCATCATTAAATAATAACCGACCATTCTTAGTGCCTTTGATATATGGTCTATGACCTTGATAGTTTTTAACCCATACTACGTCTGTATCAGAGTTACTAGCCATTCTAGGATTGTTAGCGAATACTTGATCATCCCATGACATTCTAACGCCATCACCTAACTTAACCTTTTTACCGGTTCTTTCGTTAGCTTCTTTAGCATCACCAGATGCCATTAACCAATCACCAAGTCCCATTTAATTGCTTAGCCACTTTATTAATAACTTCTTTCCAAGTATCATTGTCTTGGTAGATAATTCTCATGTGACGATACCAAGGCATACTAGGTTGAGCATAACGCCATTGATGCCATGTAGGAACTAGACACCATGTTTTTACTCCCATAGCTGCCGCACAATGTTGAGCAGTTGTATTTACACCTAATACTAAATCACATTCAGCTATTAACGCTGCTGTATCATCATAGTCTTTTGCGCTTGTTGCAAAATCAAAGTATTTAACACCGTCTAATTTGCGTTCTACGCTATAATCTAAACTGACTATCACATAGTCTTTGAGCTTTAATAATGGTTCTATATCTTCCTGTGTGAGTTCACGACCTTTAGCGTTAGTATGTTTAATACCACCTTTAGTCGTAAGACCTATAACTTTCTTACCCCATGAGTCAAATAACCCACGCCACATAGTACGTCTTTCAGGGTCAGCTTTTAGATAAGGTGTGCCAGGAAAGTCTTTATTTGTATGTCTAAAGAACTGTGGTAAACCACCTATGGCACATCTATAGTCAAACTTCTTATCTGCTAACCATTCAGGGCTATCTTCTTTACGAGTGCCATGAACTTCTGCTTCTGGAAAGCTACGTTTAAATAATCCTTCTAGTCTTGGGTCACAGTCTATGTAGACTTGCTTACTAGAGCTAATAGCATCAGGAATACAGCTACCATAGAATATCTCATCACCTAGACCTTGTTCGCCATAGATAATAAGTGTTTTGTCTTTAGTGCCATCCCATCTTACTTCGTCACCATATACCCATTCTTTACGGAACTTACCACCTAGTGACTTATGCCATT